TCCCAATTGGCGAAGGACGATTATGGACAACCGGACATGCTGTTGACTCAGTTGTGTAAGTATGAAGACCACCCAACTTACGTGGCTGATGTAGAAGAAAAGCTGGAGGTGATGATTCCTCAGTTGATTGATCATATGAGTTCTGTCATGGGACTAAATGATTACTCTCCTTTGTCTGAAGAGGATGCCCTTACGGGTATTTCTGAAGATACGCAATCAAACCCTCTGGATGTGCGAACTTCAGCAGGTGAACCTTGGACAAGGGTAGGAAAATCGAGTGGTAAGAAGAAGTCTGCTTATCTTGAAGTACACGTTGGTGACAACGGGGAAAAGAGATTTACATTCAATCGGCTTACTGCTCATGGACGTACTCTACTCAAGGCTATCAAGTTGAAAGAAGATCTCGCCCGAAAAGGTGTTCGCATGTTGTCGTTGTGGAAAAATTGTCTTAAGGATGAGACGCGCCCGATAGCAAAGGTGCGCCTCGGAAAGACAAGACTTTTCGTAACTGCTCCATTCGAATCCATCTACCTCATGCGAAAGTATTTGGAACCCTTCAAGACTGCTTGGCAAAAGAGTAGACTCGAGCTACCCCACGGTGTAGGAATAAACCCTTGCTCTGCGGAGTGGTCAGTGTTAGCTCGCAAGCTGAATGAGAAGGGCCCAGAAATGAATGATGCGGACTTTGGCCAGTTTGATGGTCGGCTTCGTGCCGATTTCATGCGGGCTGCAGGACGTGTTGTGAAAGGAATTATCAACCCTCCCCCTGAAGATGCTATCATTATTGATACTCTTTGGGAGGAAATGGTAGAGACATTCCACCTCTCTTTCAACATGGTGCACTTGGTGAAGCATGGAAATCCTTCGGGAAATCCGTACACGACTGTGATCAACTGCTTGGTAAATTTCATGTACCATTGGTTTTGCTTCATGCGAATCACTGGAAATTCCTCTTTGAGATCTTTCCAGGAAGAGGTCGCAATATTTGTGTTTGGAGATGATGTTATCTTTTCGAAGACACCAACGTCTCTGTTCACATTTAATGCGGTTGCTCCGATTATGCTAGAACTTGGCCAGGAATACACGAACATTGCCAAAGACGGTAAGACTAGTGACATGAAGGAGCTCTCTGAGATTAAGTTCTTGAAGCGTTCGTTTGTAAAACTCTCCGACGGTGTGTTTCTGGCTCCAGTGGATCCAGAATCGATAGAACAGCAATTCAATTATACCAATATATTGAAAGACGATGTTCTAGCTATACAAGCCCAGCTTGAAGAAGCTTTGCTTGAAGCGGCAACACACCCGAAGGAGTATTACTCTACGTTCACGTCGAAGATAAAAAGAGCAGTAGAACGCACGCCATATCTTCGCAGATACATAGCTTCTCCATACTACTTTTACCACGAAGACCGAAATCGCCTTTTTAAACGACTCGCCCTGACCTAACAGCTCTTTTTCATGTTTGTTAAAATGTTAAATATGTCACGTCAATACGTAAATATTTCAACAGGCACTATGTGCCAAATCTCCCAAGAATTCAGTTACCCAGCCTATACTCACGATGGTGATTTATCTGCTGATGTTGAGTTGTTGAAAACCACCCCTCTCGGTAAGATGGTGTTCATGGACCCTCTTCACAGTACCTGTGAAAAGCGTCATCCTGAAGGCCCTTGCCCGGATACTCCCGCAGAGGTTCTATCAGACCCGTCGTATATGTTTGAACCCCTTCCTAAGGGACGATTCATGACGGTGGATACGATGCGACCTTTCCTCGTGCAGATCAACGACTCCAAATATTATGTGGCAAATCTCCAAGGAACTTACTTCGCTGAACAATGCTTCATCTACAATCCGG